GTCGTGGGCAAGGGGTTCGCCTGAACCGTGGGGAAACGGTGGTGTTGTGGCTGGTAAGCATGAGAAAACACCTGCTGACTGTCGGCATCCTGGGTGGTTCTTTCTGGAAACGGTTCCTGTGGTCTTGGTGTGTTGGCAGTGCCAGGAGTCGGTGGTGTTGCCGTCGAAGTTTAGTTGGGGTCGGTTGCTTCTGGCCGCGGTTGGGTTTGAGTAGGGGAGGTTGTGTTGGCTGAGCGTAATGAAATTGCTGTTGGTGTGATTCGGTGTCATTTGGGTGCGATTCCGCATCCTGATGTGGGGGTGTTGCGGTTGGTGCAGTTTTCCCATGCGTCTCCTGGTGTGGAGAAGATGAAGGAGCAGATCGCCGAGGGGATTGTGGGTCTGTTGGAGGATAACGGGTTTGTGTTGTGTAACGGGGAGTCGGGTTTGATTTCCGAGCTTGAGTCTCGGGGGTTTGTGGTGTCTCGGGGGGTCGATGCTGATGTTAGTGACTGATGCTGCGGCGAAGCGGCGTGTGTTGTGGGCGGCGGTTCGTTTGTTGGAGCAGGCGGGGCTTGACGTTAAGCAGTCGGAGAGTGGGGATGATTCGGTGACGTTGAAGGTTGTTATTCCTCCTGATGTTGAGGATATGCATGGGGCGCGGCTTCGTGCGGCGGTTGAGGGTGGATAAGCCGCCGCGTCCGTGTCGGAAGTGTCGTCAGCGTGTGTGGCGGGGCGGGTTGTGTGCGTCTCATTATCGGCAGCAGGATTTGCGTCGGGGTTCGGCGGCTGCTCGCGGGTATGGGTCGGGGCATCGTGTGTTCCGTGAGTCTGTGTTGGTGCGTGATCCGGTTTGTGTGTGTGGTGAGCCGTCGTCGGTGGCTGATCATTATCCGTTGACTCGCCGGCAGTTGGTTGTGTTGGGTTTAGACCCGAATGATCCGCAGCATGGTCGTGGGTTGTGTGAGCGGTGCCATAATTCGCATACTGCTCAGTCCACGATTGCGCGGCGGGATTGACTCAATTTTTTAAGCCATTGGATTTGCGGGTCGGGTGTGGTTACCCTCGGCCGTCGCGTTGGTGGCTTCTAGGTGCTTCTGGAAGGGTGTTTTGATGGGTTCTAGGGGGCCGAAGCCGGCTTCTAATCACTTGAAGATTTTGAAGGGTGTGCAGGAGTCGCGGATTAATCGTGATGAGCCGGTGCCGGGTGATGCTTCTGGCATTGTTGCTCCGGATATGTCTGAGGGTGCGCGTCGGGTTTGGGATCGTTTGGCACCGGATTTGATTGATAAGGGTTGTTTGACTCCGTGGGATGTGGATACGTTTGCCGTCTTTTGTAATGCGGTGGCGGTGTATCACGATTGCCGGGAGAAGATGGGTGTTCAGTACACGGATCGTGGTGCTGCCGGCGGGGTTATCAAGTCTCCGTTTTGGCAGATCATGAGGGATTGTTCGGACATTATGGCGAAGTATTCGGGCAAGTTTGGGTTGACTCCTGGTGATCGTGCTGACTTGAAGGTTGGCGGCGGCGATGGGGGGCCGAGGCTTGGCGCGGAACGGATTTTGGGGGGCTAATGACTAAGGTCAATATCGTCACTGTGACGAAAGTGCCTGTGGAGATGGATCGTACCGTGGTGGAATCCGATCCGCATACTGAAACGGGTGTGGATCTTTGCCTTGCTCTCAAGGCCGGGTTTGCTTCTGAGTATGCGTTTTTGGTTAAGGCCCAGAATTTCCATTGGAATACGGTGGGTCGAATGTTTTACCAGGATCATCTTTTGCTTGAGCGAATTTATACAGAGGTTCAGGAAAGCATTGACCCGTTTGCCGAGAATATCCGCAAGGTTCAGGATTTGGTGCCGGCCGGTTTGCAGAAACTTGATGCCTTGAGTGTTGTGAAGGATGCGGAGGACGTTACTGATCCTTTGCAGATGATTGAGCAGCTTCTTGCCGATAGCGATGTGTTGGCTGGTATGTTCCGCGATTTGTTTGTTTTGGCCGAATCGGTGGGCGAGCATGGATTGTCTAATTTTTTGGCTGACCGTCAGGACGCGCACCGGCAGCACAGTTGGATGCTGCGTTCCAGTTTGGGTCGATGAGCTTCGCGGAGCTTTTGAATAACTTTGGGTTCGATGAGGGCTTCCTGGCCGTGGTGATCGTGGTCGGGTTGACCGGGTTATGGCTTGACCGTTAGCCGTTCTCGGTGTCGCGGCACGGCTGAGCCTCGGACGATCTTCGGGGCCAGTCGTGTTTGCATGATAGGGGGTGCTTGTGGAGCCTTGCGGTTACACGTTCGATGAGGTCGAGTGCGCCGCCGCGGGTGACCATTTTTGCATCCCGCGTGCGGATAAGGCCCAGGCTTTCTTTGAGGAAATCTTGGTGCATACGAAGGGCCGCTATGTGCGGAAGAAGTTCATCTTGGAGCCGTGGCAGCGCGACGACATTATCCGGCCGATGTTTGGTCAGACGGTGTGGTCGGATGAGTTCGGTGAGTATAAACGCAGGTATGAAATTGCTTGGATAGAGCTTGCGAGGAAGAATGGAAAGACGGAACTGTTGGCTGGCATCATGCTTTATTTGTTGGTTGCTGACGGTGAGGAAGCTGCTGAGATTTATGGTGTAGCACGCGATATTAAGCAGGCTCATCTTGCGTTTGATGTGGCGAAGCAGATGGTTATTTACAGCCCGGTTCTGTCCAAGCATTTGCAGATCGCGGAGTACAAGAAGCGTATCTACCATCCGAGGACAAACAGTTTCTATCAGGTTATTGCCGCTGATGCTAAGTCGGCTCTTGGTTCTAACCCGTCTGGTGTTGGTGCTGACGAGATTTTGGCGTGGCAGTCGGGGGATATGTGGGATTCGCTGCGTACCGGCATGGGTTCGGGGGCGCGACTACAGCCTTTGATGGTGGCTTCTACTACGGCCGGCGCGGATCAAGAATCGTTTGCGTGGCAGATGCACAAGAAGATGGAAGAAGCGATCACTCGTCCTGACGACGAGGAGTTCAAGCATATCTTCGTGTACCTGCGAAATACGCCGATGGATGAAGATCCTTGGGATGAGAAGAACTGGCCTACTGCTAATCCGGCGTTGGGTGCGTTTCTGTCTTGGGAAGCTATGCGTAAGCAGGCTGCCGAAGCTAGGAACAATCCGATAGCGGAAATGGCGTTTAGGCAGTATAAGTTGAATCAGTGGCAGTCGTCTAATGTGCGCTGGATGAATATGTTTTTGTGGGATAAGCCGGGTAATAAAAGCACGGTGTATCCGACCGCGGCGGCGACGATGAAAGCGTTTGAGGGCTGCGAGTGTTACTTCGGGCTGGACTTGGCTGCGAAGCAGGATTTGTGTTCTATCTGCTACTTGTTTCCGTCTGCCGATCCCAGTTATGGGGTTGATGTGGTGTGGCGACATTGGATGCCCGAGGCGATGGTGCGGAAGCTGGATCGGTTGAATAAGGGCCGGTTCATGCGCGAGTTTGTTCGCGGTGGCTGGTTGACGGTCACTGAGGGTGATGTTCTGGACTTTGAGCAGTTCTACGCCGACATTGAGGAAGATGCGAAACGCTTCGTGATCCTGGGTGGCGACGTTGACAAGTGGGCTTCGGAGCCTGTGATTCAGCAGATGCGTATTCGCACCGGGATCGGTGTTGACGATGTGTTCGCCTACGATAACCAGTTCGCCAACATGAGCGACGGTATGCACAGAATTTTTGATCTGGTGACGGAGGGTAACTTCCGGCATCACGGTAATCCGTTGGCTAGATGGTGTTTCGATGCTGTTGAGGCTAAATACAAGATTGACGATCCGGATTTGATTAAGCCGGTTAAGCCTGATCGTATGACTGCCGAGAAAAGGATTGATGCGGTTCCCGCCGCGATTATGGCCGTGAATGCATGGCACTCGCGGGACGCGCAAATTACTTCCCTGTATGCCACAGAGGATGTCCTTATTCTCTGAGGAAGGACTTAATGTTCAGGAATGCTTTTCAAAAGAAGCTGTCGCAACGCTTCTTTGTTACCCCTAAGTCGGGGGTTAACTTTTCCGGTGTGCTTGTGAAGTGCGATAAAGGGTCTGATGGTCATAGCGTTTTTGCCGATGTGAAGGTTCACGTCGAGGGCAGAACCGAGGCGGCTACGGGAACTTTGTTTATCCGGAACGACAATGTTGCTTACTGCCAGGAGTTGCCAGCCGATGTTAACGGTTAGTGGTGGTTCCATTCCGATTGCCCCGCAGTCTTTGGCCGAGCTTCGTCCGATTATGTCAGAAGCGTACTACTACCCCGAAAGCATGGGCCTTGATCTTGAGTACAGGTATTCCCTGTACGGAGAGATTTACATGCATCAGCCTTGGGTTCATACGGTTGTGAATAAGCGTGCGGAAGCTGTGGCTCGTCTGCCGGTCAACGTGTGGGACGTGCGCGGGGATAAGTCCCGCGAGCTTGATACACGGTCGGCCTACGCACGTCTTATGGCCGATCCTTGTCCGAAAATGGATTCGTTTAGCTTTTGGGGTTGGGTTCAGCGCACCATCGACATTTATGGTGAAACTTACCTAGCGATCCAGCGAGATTCCAATGGGCAGCCGGAAGCTTTGCTGCCCATGCATCCGTCGCGTGTAGCGATTAAACGTAATCCGAAAGATGGTGCTTACACTTATTTCTTCCAGGCCGGTTCCGGTATTGGTACGGAGTTGGTGGCGTTTCCCGAGAGCGATGTTGTTCCTTTCAAGTTGTTTAATCCGAACAAACTTGAGCGGGGCATGAGCAAGATGGAAGCTTTGCGGTCTACGATTTTCGCGGAGGACAGTTCGCGTAATGCCACGTCGAGTATGTGGCGTAATGCCGGCCGGCCGAATCTTGTGTTGGAGACGCAGAACAGGTTGGGTGCCGCGGG